ACCATTGACCCTATCTTAATGGGTGTACGTACCACAGGAAGCCTGGGCAGTGGCTCTGATATCAAGCAGGCCTATGTTATCTTTGAGAAAAACGTAGTAATGGAGTTACGGCAACAGGTTACAACTATATTCCAAGAGCTATTGACTATTGCTCGCATCCCTGCGGAGTTTACTATCAATAACTTTCAAATTATTGGTGATACAATCATTGAGGTGGATGAGGATACAGCAAAAGTTAAGGATGCATTGAATAACTTGAGTGATGCCCTGCTAGGTAAAGTACTTGAAAAAATGACTACCAATGAGATTAGAGCTCTAGCCTCTTTACCTCCAATTGACGAACCTACTCAACCTATTGTATAATGCTGTACTTCATAACTGAAACCTACCTAAAAACAAACACCCCGATAACTGCTAATGTGGATGTAACAGATGTTACCCCATACGTAGCTACTCAGGCAGCACTAAGAATACAGCCTATCCTGGGCACTACGTTCTACAATCACATGTTGACAGCTTACAATGCTCAGACTCTTACACCGGATGAGATAGATCTAGTAGAGTTTATTCAGCCGGTCATTGCATGGAGGAGTGCAGAGGATGCAGTGTTTGGTTTAACGTACCAACTTAAGAACAAAGGATTGCAAACTCAATCAGGTGACTACTCTGCTAGCGTATCCCGTAGTGAGGTAGCCTTTGGCATGGAGCACTATGCACAAAAAGCTAGTTTCTTTGAGCAACGTCTAATCAGATGGCTACTTGCTAACAGAAACCTGTTCCCTATCTTTATATCTACTGCCAATCAGGATACTGATTTACGGCCAATGTTTAACCACTGCTCATGCATCACTCAATGGCAAACTACTTGCACAGGAATGTGTGGCAACTTCAGAGAAAACGGGTATAATAACAGCATCCTAATCTTGTGAGGTCACAGCTTACCATACTATTTGCTACCATGCAGGCCAATTGGTTTAAATTGTTAGCTGTTATCAGTACATTCTTAATGCCAATCTCAGGGCTATTGTTCCTCGTGGGGTTTGTGATTGCATTGGATACCATTACAGGGGTATGGAAGAGCTATAAGCACAAGGTGCCAATCACAAGCAGGGGCCTATCTGCTATCATTAGTAAGATGTTACTGTATGAGGTAACTGTTATTATGTTTTATATGATAGACCAATTCATTCTCAATAGTATCATCCTGCAGTTTTTCTCAGTGGAGCTATTGCTCACCAAGGTGCTTGCACTTATCCTGGTATCAATAGAGGTGATGAGCATAAACGAAAACTACAAAGCAGTGAAAGGCCTTGACCTATGGCAGGCAATGAAAAACCTATTTGCAAGAGCCAAGGATATTAAAAAAGAGGTAGATGAAATTAGACACGACCAAGATATTTCAGGAACGCCTATCTAACTCACAGTACTTCCATGAGGAGTCTGAGAAAACACAGATTTATCTACACCACACTGCAGGCAATGGCAACCCCGTAGCTGTATCACGTTGGTGGAATAGTAACGGAGATAGGATAGCAACCGCATTTGTGGTGGGTGAGAAAGGATCTATTGTTCAATGCTTTTCATCTAGGCATTGGGCCTATCACCTAGGCATAGATAGTCAGGATTTCTCAGCTCATGGACTCAAGTACCAAAACCTAAACAAGCTAAGCGTAGGCATTGAGGTATGCAATTGGGGCCCATTGAAGCTTAAGGATGGAAAGTACTACAACTATGTCAAGGGAGTTGTTGACCCATCAATGGTAACCACCTTGGATATACCATACAAGGGTAACAAGTATTGGTACAAATATACGGATGAGCAGATTGAAAGCACTCGACAATTAGTGGAGTACCTGTGTGAGACCTATGACATTCCCAAGGCATACCGGGCTGAGATATTTGCCATTGATAAAGAGGCATTCAAAGGTACTGCAGGGATCTACACACATAACAGTGTGAGAAAAGACAAGGCCGATATTTACCCATGCCCTAGAATGATAGCAATGCTACAAAACCTATAGCAGATGAGACTTTCAATAATTATTTTGTCGCTAGTATCTACTATATTTGCGACATCCTGCTCCCCTGCAAAGAGAGCTCAATACCACTATAAGAAAGCACTCAAGAATGGATTGCAGTTAGTCCAGGATAGTGACACCATCCGCATAGCTACTGTAGATTCATTCCCAATAATACACAATGACACTATCTTTTGGGAAAAGTTCTACACTACTAAGGATACAGTCATTCAGTTCAATAATATCTATGTGCCAAAGACTAGATGGCAGACTCGCATTGAGTACCGGTACAAAACAAAGGTAGAAAAGATACGAGGTAAGACTGTCTACAAATCAGCTCAGCCTGTACATAAAGTGCTATGGTGGCCGTTTTGGTTAGGGCTTGCTATTCCATTTATTCTTAGATTTGCGTGGAACGCTGTACTAAGTAAACTCAACAGATGAGAAAAAGACTATTTTACGACATTGAAACTTCCTTTAATGTCGGGGTATTCTGGAGAACAGGATACAATCTAAACATTAACCCAGGTGATATCATCCATGAGCGTGCAATTATATGCATCTGCTATAAATGGGAGGGGGAGGAGGAGATCCACAGCCTAACATGGTCCAAATCACAGAGTGATAAGAAAATGATAGAGGCCTTTGTCAAAGTTCTGGATCAGGCTGATGAGATTGTGGCTCATAATGGTGATAGATTTGACCTCAAATGGATACGCACAAGAGCTTTATTTCATGGCATCAATGTAATGCCATCCCCAAAGACCTTAGATACCCTTAAATGGGCTAAAAGATACTTCAATTTTAACTCAAACAAACTAGACTACATAGCTAAGCTACTTAAAGTAGGGGCTAAGATGGAGACAGGAGGCCTTGAGCTGTGGAAAGACATCGTATTTAGAAAGGACCAAGAGGCATTAGATAAAATGGTTGCCTATTGTAAGATGGATGTGGAGGTATTAGAGGCAGTATTTGAGAAACTCAACAGCTATACCCTAGTTAATCATAACTATGCAGTACAGCATGGGGGTGATAAGTATGAATGTGCTGAGTGTGGTGGTACTAACTACAGGTATAATAAGAAAGTAGTCACTGCAGCAGGCACCGTACACCATTGGCTCCAATGTCGTGACTGTAAAAAGCACAACAAAGTAAATCAATTAGTGTTTTCTAAGTATCAGGATTATCTTTACAAGCGTAAGAAAAATATTTCCTAGCTAAATCCCTTATAGCACCCATAAGTGCAGTAGTTTATCCCTTTTATTACCCATTATAATGTGATTATCACGTTATGCCCCTAATTTTATGTGATTTTCACCACAAATAAGCGGAATTTAACCGATTTATTCGCACGATTTTGACATTTCCTTATTTAGAATCATTCTAAATTTGTGTAAAACTTATTTTTTTTGTGCAAAATAGTTTGCAGATATGAAACCTTTTGTATCTTTGTCAGGTATTAACAAACAAAAAATTAATTATGAAACAGTTTGAAAGAGCACTTGACTTTATCAAGGCAAACCAAAACAACGCAGAGAACCTTGCTTTATTCCTAGAGCAACTGCTTGTAGAAGCTACTGAGGAAATGACTCAGACAGCATTAGATAACACCGAAGATTTTTTAGACATCCTAACAGCTAACAAATGAAAAGAGAACTATTCAATGTAGCAGCAAGCGTAGCTGTAATTTTAGCTACCATGGTAGCAATGTATAACACTTTAATACTTATGATATGCAAGTAACATTAGAAAATAACACAGCATTTTTTGACTTTGATGAGGTGCATGGGAGCTGTGAGTTTAACATCACTAACATCACAGAGGAGGACTATGAGGTAGAGCTGAGTAACATCATAGCCACTCAGGTAGTAGGTGAGGTGGAGCTTGACTACATCCTAACTGATATGGAACTTGACCAACTTAATGAGGAGATTCTTTGGTGCATACAGGATACTAACCTGGTCAGAGATATGCAGGACTTTGACAATGATATGGATGAAGATGATTGGAGGTATGATGTATAGAGATGTATCAGAGATGGCTCGATGGTGGTCCAAGCAGTCATTTGCAGGAGATAAGGGCGGCTCCTTTAATACCGCCCTTTATTTAGAATACCTTAAATGTAAGAACTCATGTATCGACTACTCTACTATTATGAACAAAGGCTCAGTGAAAGCTATGACTTCCCTACCAAAGCACTCTGTTATTGGCAACTTAACCAATTCAGGGCAGCAGGTACTCACGTTTACGGACACTTTGTAATTGAAAAGGTATGATAAAAGTATGTGGAGATCCACACTGCGAGGCAGTGTATCATGAAATACCAAAAGAAGTAACTAGATGTAATGATTGTGGAGGAGTATTAAAAATGATTAATGACAAGACATATTCTAAAAAATATGCACAATCTTATTTTCAATACTTATATCCATCAATGGAATACATGCATAAAAAATAAACTATGCAACAGGATAAATTACTAGAAATACTGTACCCGTACATACCTGCTAAGGCATTAGGTGACTACCTTGGGTTGACTACATCCCAAATATACAACAGGACCAGCAGGATTGGGGTAAAAAAAGACCCAAAGGTAAAGCAACAAATGGCAAAAAGACTGTTTTTGAACGCAGGCAATCAGACAAGGTTTGAGAAAGGACATGAGCCATTCAATAAGGGCAAAAAATGTCCTAATTTACTCTTGACTAATGCGGCCAAGACCATGTTCAAGCCAGGCAGAAAGCCTCACAACACCAAAGCGGATAATGCTATCACAATCCGTAAAGATACAGGAGGTAGAAAGTACTACTACAGTAAGATTAAAGATGGTTTGTGGGTGCTAACTCATAGGCTGATGTGGGAGCAGGCTAATGGACCCATTCCTCCCAAGCACATTGTGCGGTTTATTGATGGCAACACCATGAACTTAGAGCTATGCAACCTTGAGTGCATTCCAATGGCTGAGAATGCCAACCGTAACACAATACACAGGTTCCCTGATGACCTAAAAAAAGTAATCAGACTTAAAGCAAAATTAAACAAACACATAAAAAACAAAACAAATGGCTAGAAATGGAATGAATGATCTACGTGATCACCTCTTTGCAGCACTCGAGAGATTAAATGATGAGGAGCTAACATCTGAGCAACTGACTACCGAGGTAGAAAAAGCACAGGCAATATCTAACCTATCCAACTCTGTGATTAACAGTGCTAAGGCTGAGGTTGACTTTATGAAAGCTACCGGTATGATTGCTACTACAAGCAACCTATTCAAGGGAGTTAATGACCCTAAGAGATTGGAAGCATGAACCAACACAAAATATACAGGGTGCTCAGGCTCCTGCAGATGCTACAGGAAAAGCCCAGGACAGTGATGGGGATGGCTAGGTACCTAGGCACTAGTGAACGCACAGTGTACAGGTACTTGAAGTTATTTGAAAAGCTAAAATACACTGTAAAACGAGATATATTCTACAAATATTACATAGAGAAAACATGAGAGGAGAAATAGATGAGACTGTGTTCAAATTAACACAGCTACAAAATGAGGATATAATGGATATAATCCTGGAATACCAACTTAACACCCCTAGCAGGGTAGAAACATCAGCCTACAAGAGGTACTATCTGTACAACTATATGTACAACTACCGGCACATGACCTACAGCATGGTGGGTAAGTTTTTTAACCGCGATCACAGCTCTGTAATTCATGGAATGAAAGAGCATCAGTATTGGTATGGCAAAAAAGATGAGAGGTACCTCAAGTACATTCACCCATTACCTGAGCTGATTAAACAAAAGCGTGACGATATAAACATCTTTGATGTCAGTATCATGCCGATGTGTGACGAAGAGGCAAGGGTAACTATCACAGGAAATATACCCCCAAAGTTATTAACAAAATTCCAAGATAAGATGACTACAAGCGAGATAGTAGCTATCTTTGAGGACCATAATTTTTTAAGGGTTAATATGGGGGAGGGGGTTTAGGCTCCCTCTTTTTTGTGACAGTGTGACGATGTGACGATACTCTTATGGGGGGTACCCCAATATTAGAGTAGTAAAAATTCTAGCGTTCTGGAAAATTTACCCCTTTATCGTCACGCTTTGCCTGAAAACCAATACCACACTAGGTTATAGCCGTGACGATAAATAAAAA